TGCCCCCCACTTGTTATGCGCATACGTTCGCTTCCATTATTTACAAATGCTGTAAATTTAGCTCCATCTGCTTGTAAGTATAAATTTCCTTGTGCATATAAACCACTATCACTTGCATCACTATATATATAAGCTGATAGAGTTCCACCAACACCAAAGTTTAATACATTACTACTTGTGCCATTTATTGTTAATACAGTTCTATTCGTTGCAGTTTGCAATGGCGAACTTGTACCAATACCCACATTCCCCCCACTTGTTATGCGCATACGTTCGGCATAAGCATTTGTAGAAAATATCATTCCACCAACAGAATTAACAGTAAGATTAGAGTTAGCATTACTAAATTCTAATCCTCCTGCATTTGTACTTCCATAAAACAAATACATTGCACTATATCCTGCAGCATTTGGGTTATTTATTGATAATGCCGGATAACTTCCTCCGCTTGTACCTGAACTATTTTTTTCTAATTGTAGCAACCAACTTGGCGATGTAGTACCTATACCTACGTTACCGTCCCTAGTCAAAGACATCACATCTGATTGTGTGCCGAAATAGTTTCTTCTAAAAGTAAGTGCGTCTAATGCCCCACCAATGTACATATGATAACCATTTCTCTCTCCACCTCTTTCTAAATAAATACCATTTGTATATGATGTACTTGATTGTTTAATTGTAAGTGTTGCAGCATCTCCACTATTAGAAATAGAACCATTCAAAGCTAAACTCGCTGCCGTTACACTACTACCTGCTACAATAGCAGCACTTGCATAAATATTCCCTTCTACGTTTACTAAGAAACCTGCTCCGTATGCCGTTGTTCTGCCTACACATAATTCTCCTGCTGAGGTTATTCTTGCACGTTCGGCATTATTAACATCAAACCTCATTGCATCACTTGCTCCTAAATAGTAAATTGCCCCTGCTGCACTTCCTGCCTTATAAAAAGCAAGTCCTGTATTACTTGAAGCACCACCATCTATTGTTAAAAATGTATTACCTGAAGATGCGATATGTAATAAAGTTGCAGGCGATATAGTACCGATACCAACATTAGTTCCATTATCAAATACTAAGCTATTCCCTATTGTACTTGTACCTGTAAACTTAGGTAGGTAGTTAGTAGTACCTGTACCCGTTACCGGATTGGTTAAAGCGTTTTGCTTGTTGTTAAACGTAGTCCAATCGGTGCTTGATAATAAACCTTGCTGAGAACCACTTGCAGTTGCAATAGCTAAAGTAATCGTTCCACTTGTTGTAATAGGTGTAGAGCCAATAGTTACTCCGCTTGTTGCAGAAGATAAGCCTACCGATGTTACCGAACCCGTGCCATAAGAAGTACTATCTACACTACCATCAGCTTTTAAAAATTGCGAAGATGTACCGCCCGACTTAACTAAAGTAGTTGCGTTTAAAGTGCCTATGATTGTCGCAGCGTTACCCGAACCGCTTGTCTTGTTTATGTATAAGCCTTCGCCACTACCACCCTTTGTAATATTTAAAGCAATACCACTACCGCTTGAATGTGTTACGCCAACAGTATCGCCACTACCAGAACTTGAAAAAGTACCTTTAGCAGCAATTAAAGTATGCGTTCCTAAATCTACGTTAGCCGTTGCGCCCGTGTAAGGAACGTAACCCGTTACACTTGGTATTTGAGAAGTAAGTGCTAAAGTTCCCGTAGCACTTGGTAGCGTGTATGTATTTGTTCCGTCCGTAATAGTGGACTCTAACCTAAGCTGACCTGTATATCTTCCTGTTCCCGTTACGTCTAACTTATAAGTATTGTTAGTATTGTTAATTGATACGTTACCAGAAGTATTTACCCTCATTTTTTCTGTACTACTTGTACCAATAATAGTAGCACCCGTTTGTGATATAATAACAAAGTCCCCTGCTACACCTGCCGAAACAAATTGCCCGTTTGTAGTTACAAGACCGAACTTAGCTTGGTATATAGAACCCGTTACCGCTTCGCCCATTGATACACTCGGAGCGTTACCGCTTAAACGTAAATGATTATCAGCAGTAGTATTATAAATCTCAATAGACCTTTGAGGCGTTGTAGTTCCAATACCTAAACGATTATTTGTAGCGTCCCAAAAAAAGTTATTAGTTCCCGTTACGCTATTCGCTCCGTTAAAAAATGTTACTTGCCCACTTGCACCCGAACCCGAAATTAAAGAAGTAGGGAACGTAATTAAGTTACCTGCTCCGTTTATATATTGTGCGCTTGTACCAGCAAAGGCTAAAGCTAAAGTTCCGCTTGTTGTTATAGGACTTCCTGTAATACCTATCGCATCTCCTGTAATAGATGCAGCTACGCTTGTAACTGTACCCACCGCACCACTTGAACGTTGCCAAATACTTCCTGAATAGATCACATAATCGCCAACGGCAAAAGTAATCGGACCAGCTCCAAAGTTTACTGTTCCTGCTACGTTACAAATATAAACATCTCCCGTGTCTCCCGTTCCGTTTGCAAGTGTAGGTGTGTTAGTAGATGCGTTCCAAGTTCCCTTGTATTCCATAATAGAACTCGGCAACTGACTTATAGGAACCTTACCGCCACTATCTAAAGAAGCATAACCATTACTTACACCCTTCTCACTTCTTAATTGGTAAGTATCTAATAAAGCTTGTGAAGGGAATACTTCTACATAAGCCGAACCACTCCACAAATAAAGTTTCTGCGTGTCTTTAGCACAATAGATAACGTTAATATCGCCAATAACAGGGAACCCTGCAAGGTTAGTATAAAACGAAACCGCACCGCTAAATATAGCCCCTAATTGTGCAAGTGTAATCTTCTTACTTACTCCACTATCCGGGTCTCCTATAATAGTTAAATCGGTACTAACTGGTGCTAACTCGGTAGCTAATTGGTTAATTTTTTTGCCTATCATTCTGTATAGTTATAGATGCTCGGAACTTGGCATCTGTCATTTAAGTAAGGTAATTGCATTGTAATATCTATCTTAACTCCGGCTAAGTAATCTGGATCACTCTCAGTAAAGTAAGTCAAAGGTGCAGTATCGCCAATATCCCAAATCGCTTTAGGGTAACGTAACTGCGCAACTATGTCTTGACCTACTAAAGTCATATCCGATAAAACCTCGGTTTCGTTTGTCTCTTCCATTAACATTCTGTCCATAAAATAAAGGCTAAAATTATAAGTAATATTTTTAGCGTTTATAGTTGCACCTGTTAAAGTGTAGAACATAGCAGGGTAAGTAACCTCGCCATTAGATAAACGTTCCCACACATCGCCAAAGTAAACAAAGTTAATTTGTTCGTGGTCGTTTCCGAGTGTTGTTATCTGCTTTGTTATTTGGTTTAACGTCAGGCTCATTCTTAATTTTTTCTAAATAAACACGCAGTTTATTTTGGTTTTTTATTGTTGTTACTTTACTCATAATTAGCAATCACTACAACCTCTATTCCCTTGATAAAGTTCCTCGAAGCTTTTACCTGCGCAGCAATCAAAATCGCCTAACCAAATGCTCGTTGTGTAAGCATCATTCTCAGGGTGTATTGCATCAATGCCACTTCCAGGGTTCAAGTACTCAGGATAAAGTGTAGAATATTCTTTTAAGTATTTAATCATTCTTTGCTTGTAGAACTCAGCACGGGTCTTGTATCTATTCGCCACATCAATCATATCTTGCATAGAAGGGTTCTCGGTATTTTCCCCACCTTTCCTTAACAAGCCTTTGTTATAGAACTGGTACGATAAGCCCATTGGCAACTCACTAAGTACATAATGCACTAAAGTATCTGCTATGTATTGGTCTAATAAAATAACCTCATTAGCATTTAAGTTGTTAGCCGTAATACCTGCTTGAAGCCTGTTGTATAAAGCACTACCAAGCGCAGGTAAGATATACATATCTTGAGCCGTTTTAATCTCAGGCAATACAAGTTTCTCGTCTACGTTAGCGTGTAAGCCAGAGCGGTCTTTAATATTTTGTACGCTTATGAATAATGTGTTTAAACTCATCTTTATTTTCTTTTAACTATGTTTGAACGCCACTCGTGTCTGCAACTTGGAGAATGTGTATTTGTTCCAGGCTTAGTGTACCAACCGCCTCTTCTGTCCCATACAGAATAGCCAAGCCTTGCACTCATTTGCTCTATATCGCTACGAGTATAAAACTTATTAGCAGTAACTAAGTATTTGCAAAAAGGTCTGCTTGTATCTAAATCGCTATCATTAAAACCTGCTTTCCACTCGTAAGTGTAACGAATTAAAATCTGCGTTGTTTGTGGCTTAATAGCTTCAACAATTTTACCAATAGGCGCAGTAAGTTCCCTTTCAATAATAACGTTACTATCAATCCCTTTGCCTTGCTTTACTTCGCTTGTCTTAATAAAGCCCTTCTCGATTAATAAATCAATAACACGCTTAACCGCACCCACATCTTCTTTTAAAGTGTCAGCTATTACCTCAGGGGTAATTCTTTTATCCTTAACAATTAAGTCCAAGATATTGCTTTGTAATTGTGTTACATCTGCAAACATTTCAAAGTCAGCATCGTCGCTAAATCTTGTCTTGCTTTTAAGAACCTCGTAGTTGTTTCTGTCTTCTCCGAACTCAAAGAACACTTGAAAATCTTGTTCGCTAAATTCTAAATCTTCAGCACCTAACCAAGTAGCAACCTCTTCGTCGCTTAAAGCATAACCGCCTTTTAACATAGAACTTGCTTGTTCTCTGGTAATCTTACCCTTGTTAAAATCACGAATAATGCGCTGCATATTTTGCCACTCGCGACCTTTCAAACCTTTGATGTGTTCATTAACACTTGTCTCGGCTGCCATTGGTTCCTCAGTTGTTATAGGAGAAGCAATAACATCGCCATCGATTGTAGGCTTCAATGCAACTAAGGCTCTAATTTCATTCTTAGTCATTGACTCTAACACCTTGTTAGCAACCAATGGACTTAGTGCAGCAATACCATCTGTAACTCTTTGCGCTTCGTTACTTGCATCAACTTCTAATGGTGGTAAGTTTAACATTTCTCTAATCTCGTCCTTAGACATATTTTGAATAAGTACATTTTCAGTAAACTCAATACCGATTGGGTCAGTAGGTATAATCTTTAACTCTTCGTTTAACCCTGCATATTGTCCAAGCATATTAAATACACCTTCTAATTGCATTTGCTTGTAACGAATATAAGTGTTGTTAAAGATTTCGTAGCTATCGCGCATCTGTTGTCTATTCCCTAATTGACCAGGAACGGCAATACCAAAAAGTTCTGCAGCCGTAATTTGATGCCCAGAAAATATATTGGTTTGAATTAACTCGTCTACACGGCTAAAATCTTCTTTAGTTAAATCACTCGCACCCAAATCGTCTACAATAGGCTTTCTTGTTGCATCATTTACAAAAGCAAGTAAATACTTTTTGCCGTCTGCACCCGTGTACATATTATCAAACTGTCTGCTTACTGCACGTTTCTCGTCAGGGCTTGGCTCTCCGTTTGGTAAAGTAATAAGTTTACTGGCAGAAAACCCGGTCTGAGCATTACCTAAAACGTGCTTACTAACTTCAACATCACTTTCAATGTAGTTAAGCGCACCGAAATAACCCGGAAGGCTATAAACATTCATACCCGGTCTGTATTCTTTTACATAAAGTATTTGAACACCTACAGGGTTTTTAGGATTGAACGCATTGTATATCTCAGCTTTTTCTTGATTGCGTGTAGCCTTCCAATCTTCTTTATACCAGAACTGCGTGTTGTCTTTGTTGGTTCTAATCTTTGTATAATCACAATGCCATAACTCAGCGATTTGTTCGCCCATTACAGACCAAATAACTTGGATATAAGCACCGCCAAATAGTTCAATATCTAAAGCAACCTTTTTAGTAAGGTCATTTAAAGTTTCCTCTCTATTAACTTGCTTAACAATAGGCTGCTCTCCTGCCCAACCATTACCAACAATGTAGTTCACTTTGCCTCTTACGATAGCATTGTGCTTTGCTGACTTGTTAAAAAGGTCTAATAGGTATTGCGGATAGTCATTGTTTTGACCATACTGCATATACCCTTCGCCTTTTTTCTCTTTATATTCCGGTTGCTTTGCCTCGGCAAATGTCAATACTTGTATTTCCATTATTGTCTTATTGTGAATGTGCTTGTTGTTTCGTATTCTGTGAATGATATAGTTGTACCCTCAAGTTCCATTATGCCTGTTTCAAGCAAGTTTAAGCCCGTCGGGTTTGTGTTGGTAGTACTTGTTTGTTCGTAGATTGTGTAGGTATATTGCCCGTTTAAAGCCGTATTAAAGAAGCTATTAACTACAATAGTAAACTCATTGTACCTATCCTTGTATGCGCTTATATCTGTATTGTTAAGCCTTACAAATTTGATGTCCGTATTTGTTGATCTATTCTCAAAAATAAATAGATAGTTCGGGCTTGTTAAAAGCTGCTTCTCAGTCAAGGTAAGTATTATGTTTTGGGTTTGCCCCTTAATTAATCTTATCACAACTATAAATATAAACTATCACGATTGTTTGCAAAATAAAAAACCCCCGAACAATTAAGTCCGAGGGCATCTATATACAAAACCAAAACAACCTAAGAACCTGCGGTAGTTAATTGACCTGCAACAGTAGAGTTAACTTCTGGAGCAAGGGCAGCTTCCGCACCTGTGAAGGTTAAAGTGTAACCACTTCTGTCGCCTTCTGCCGTACCTGTACCTGCGTTACCGCCTGTAAGGTCTAAGCCTCTTTGTTTTCCTAAGTACCAGTATTTGCCATTGTTATCTTTGGCAACCGCCACTAAAGTGTTTTGAGCCAACAACAAGATTTCGTTTCTTGTGTTCGCTTGTAATTTGTTTAATACGATAGTTAATTCAGGAGCATAAAAGATAGTTCCATTCTGTACGTTTGCATTAACATTCTCAACTAATTGAGAAGTGCCTTTTACAAGTTCGTACTTATAGAACCTTTTACCAGATGCTTTTACTAAAGCGGTAATTACACCACTTGCCTCAGTTGTAGAGGTAACATCTCCTGCTGCCATAAAATAAACTTCGGTTATACCGCCTAAACTGTCTTTACAATCTAAGGTATAATTTTGAGTTAAAGCACAAGCCATTGTTATTGAATTAAATTAGTTTGAAAAAATGGGTAGGTATATTTCAACCTACCCTATAAATTATGCAAGGATAAACTTCACTACTTCGTCAGGGAAGGCAATGTTTACACCCATTTTGAACTCAGATACGAAACGTACTTGGTCAGCTTCTTTAGCATAGAAAATT